GCGCGGCGTGTGGCGCGTGAATTGCGCACCGAGGACAGCGTGACCTTCACCGCGCCGTATCGCAAACCGGGCAAACCCTGCGTCCGCGCCTACCTGCCCGGCATTGATGTGTTTTACCCGCACTGGTGCGGCCAGGTGGACCGCGCTCCGTGGGTGGCGCACGTCGAGCAATACACCGAACCTGAGATCAAAGCCAAAGCCAAGACCGACGGCTGGAACGAGGAAGCCATCGACGCCCTGCTGGACATGGGACCGAAGCCCGTTGTCGATACCTCTGCCGTGCTCAATACCACCGCCGCCAGTGTCGAGCGCATCCTGAACGAGCCCGCCCGCGACACCTTCACCGCCCGCTATCGCAATCGCGAACAGACCTGGTATGAGGTGCTGCGCATCACCGTGCAGACCGTCGATGAGGAAGGCTATCCTGCCGTGCAAGAGCTGATCCTGCATCCGTCATTGGTCGGCAAGGATCGCCGCAAAGCGGACAAGGAACTCGTGTTCGTCAACCGCTTGCTCGATTACTACTTTGACGGCGGCTGCTACGTCGATCTGCGTCGTGAATACAAGGCACGTCCGCTGTTTGAGAGCCGCGGCGTGCCGGAAATGGTTGGCACGCATCAATACCTGCTCAAGAGCACGCGCGATGCCAGCATGGACCGCACGAGCTTTGCCACCATGCCCATCGTGAAGGTCACCGGCCGCCGTGCTGGCAGTGGTGCCCGCTGGGACTATGAGCCCGGCACGAAGCTGCCCGTCGAGTCTGGCGGCGATGCCGACTACATGCGCCCGCCTCCCTTGGATCAAGGCACGATCCTCGATGCCAACGAGATCCGCAAGGACGTGGCCAATCTGCTCGGCCTGCATCATCGCGAGATCGACGTGGCGAAGGTGCAGATGCACCAGCAATGGATCGTCGCCGGAGCCCTCATGGAGGAGCGCGAGATCCTGCGCCGCATCCTTGCGCTCGATCAGCAGTTCATGGACCCGCTCTATGTCAGCCGGGTGCTTGGCAATGGCCCGCAGCCTTTTCAGGTCACCCGCGAGGAGATCGCAGGCAGCTTTGATTTCGTGCTGGAGTTCGACGTGAAGAGCCTGGACATGGAGTATCTGCAAAAGCGCTGGAGCGCTTTGAAGGACGCCTTCAGCATTCCCGGCGTCGCCGGACAGGTGCCCACAGTGCCCGTCGTGTCGTGGCTGCTCAACAACATCGACCCCGGCCTGGCCGATCTGGTCACCGGCAGCCTCAGCGAGCGCAATGCTGCCGAGGCTGAAGAGGAAAAAGCCGCCATCGCCATGCTGCTGACTGGCGTCGAGCCCACCGTCACCGAGAGCATGGATGCCGCCACCCGTTTGCAGGTGGATCAAGAGCAGATGCAGAAGAACCCCGCCGTGGCCCAAGCCTACGCCGCCGGTGGCATGTTCACCGAGATGCTCAACCGTCGCATGGCCGCTTTCCAGTTTGCCGTCCAGCAGCGCACGGAAAATGCGCAGGTGGGGCGCACCGGTTTCAAACCTGTTGTTGAATAATTGATCTCATGCCACGCCCAGCCAAACGCCTGCTCATTGAAACCTGCATGGAGGCCGGTCCTTTGACCGAAGGCCAGATTGCGGATGCACTCGAAGCCACGCATGACACGCGGGAGATGCGGGCCGTGATGAGCTTGCTGGAATGCTTCATCGGCGAAGCGCATGCGGAGATGACCGTGCGCAATCAAGAGCCGCGCATCCGCGATGAGGCCAGCGGCGCGGCACGATACCTAAAGGACTTGCGAGCGGACATCATTCGGTTGACGGCGCGGACGATGCCGCAGGCCAAAGCGGAAAACTGAACCGCAAACGACCGCAAAGCATGGCAAACGGTGGCAAACGAGGGCAAACCGGGAGCGCGTGAGATTGTCGGCAGGCTGCCGGTGTGATGCAGTGGCGGCGTGCGCAGGGCGCACGTCTTATGTTCATCTCAACTCATGCGGTTCCAAACGCACCGGCTGCCCGCTCGGCAGGTGGTGATGTCGCCTCCGCAGGCGGCACGGGCTCGAACGCACCCGTAGAAGCTGGCGTTCAGGGCGGTCCTGGCGGATCTCCGTTGTCCATTTTTGAGTCTCTTGCCGGCCACACGGTTGCCGAGCAGTTGGCCGCGATGGGTGCAGCGGAAGGAGTCAAGACAGAGCCGGTGAAGGCCAAGGCCAAAAGCCAGCCGACACAAGCCGCCGCAAAACCGAAGTCTCCACCTGTCACCTCGACAGCCGACGATGACGACGACGCGGGAACCGATGACGCCGATGAGTCCAACAACACGGACGGGACCAATCAGGACCGCGATGCGATCCTGCCCGACGATGAGGATGAGTCTGCCGAGGTGACCGCCGAGGACGAATCGGATGCTGACGAATCCAACGACGATGCGGACGACGGGGAAGCAGGCGACAATGACGACGCTCCCGAGGACACGAAGGAAGCCGCCGCCAAGCTCAAGGCACTGGAAAAGGACAATTTCAAGACGCGGGCCAAAAACCGCGAACTGCGCGAGCAGCTTGAGAAAATCCAAGCCCGTGTGCAGGAGATGGAAAGCCAGGGCACCACAGCAGGCACGCCGCTCTACGGCATGCCGGAAGGATTCGAGGCCGTGAAAACGGAGCAGGATCTGACCCAGCTCGAAGCGCAATGGCAGGCAGCCAAAGAGTGGGCCGAGGATCACGAGCAGGAAGGCTACACCGGCAAGGACGCACAAGGCAACGAGGTGGAATACACCCCGCAGCAGGTGCGCCAATACCGCCGCCAGATGGAGAAAGCACTGAAGCAGGCCGACAAAGCCCGCAGCGTGCTGAAGGACCGCCTGGCCAAGGAGTCCGATGCCAAGGCCATCGCCAGCAGGAAGTATCCCTTCGTGCTCGATGCCACCAGCAGCCGCCATGCCCTCGTGAAAGAGATCGAGTCCGAGCATCCCGAGATCAGCCTGAGCCCGCAGCGCGCCCTTCTTCTGGGCCGCCTCGCCGTGGCGAAGCTGCTCGAAAGCGGTGCTTATGAACTCGTGAAGAAAGGCAGCAGCAAACCCGCCGCCGCCAGCGTCGCCAAGAAAGTCGCCCCGCCTGCTCCCCCGCCGCCTGCTCGCCGCCAGGCATCTGCCTCTGACGCCTCCGCACCCTTTGCCAGTCTCGCCATGAGCCTCGCGCAAAACACGGTCGCCAGTCTGAAGCATGCCGCCTGACCTGTGAGACCCGGACCTTTTGCGGAAAACCTGAACCTCAAACTTCACCTTTTCCAAGATCATGCCCGCCACCTTTGAACGCACCCAAGTGGGACGCCGCGAAGACCTCGCCGACGCCATCTACAACATCGACGCGAAGGACTATCCTTTGCTCTCCGCCATCCCGAAAGGGAAAGCCGCCGTCAAGACCCGCTTTGACTGGCAGGCCGACAGCTATGCCACCCCGAGCACCGACGGCGTTGTCGATGGTGCCGACGTGAGCACCTACGAAGACGCCGCCGAAAATCGCGGCCTGCTCTCCAACTACGTCCAGAAGGTGCGCCGCACCCCGATGGTCACGGAGATGGCGCAGGACGTGTCCGACGTGGCCGGCCTCGCATCCGAAATGGCTGGTGCCATCGCCAAGAAGACCATCGAGTGCAAACGCGATGTCGAAGCCACCCTCGGCAGCGACAACGAAGCACAGGCCGACAACGGCACGGTGCCTTACAAGACGCGCGGCCTCGGCAAGTGGGCGCTCAGCACCGCGCAAGCCGTGCTTCCGGTGCCCTCCGCCTTCCGCACGCCCTCCGCCAGCATCGACGCCACCGCGCTTGCCAGCGTGACCCGCGCCGTGGTGAACAACGTCATGAAGAGCCAGTATGCCCAGACCGGCAAACGCGGCACCTACATGTTCGTGTGCGGCACCAGCCTCAAGGCCCGCTTCACCGAAATGGTCGGCTACTCGCCCACCGTGTCCAACTTCACCGCCATCACCCAGACCAATCGCGGCCAGGGCTCGAAGTGGAGCGACACGATCGAGAGCTTCACCGGTGACTTCGGCACCTACGACCTCGTGCTGTCCAACTGGCTCGGCTTCTCCGCCGGTGCGGCCGATGCCCGCCGCGGCTACGCCATCGACCCCTCCATGATGGAACTCAAGTTCAACAAGCAGTGGGCCTACAAGGCGCTGCCTGACCTGGACGGCGGCCCACGTGGTGTGATCAGCGCCATCTTCGGCCTCGCGGTCAAGAACCCGCTCGGCCTCGCGAAGTTCGCCGCTACCGCCGACAGCTAACCCTGACACCGGGGCCGCGTGACGAGCGCGGCCCCGGATTTCTTCCCCTCGCAGATTCATTCTCACCCACTTTTTGAAAGGACACCTTTATGGCTGACCAAGCAGTTACCCTCTCCACCGCCACCAGCGCCAGCAATGGCGTCAAGATCGCCGTTCTCTCGGCAGAAGTCGCCGCGCAGACCGGCTTCACGCACGCCTTCCGCGTGCCGTTCGACATCCTCAACAACTCCTCGTGGACCACGCAGGGCGATACCGTCACGGTCACGCTCGGCACCACTTCGGCCCGCTACCAGGTGGACCGCGTGGCGGTCAACGTCCCGACGGCTTTCGCCACCAACGGCACGCTCACGATCAGCGTCGGCACCAGCAGCAACACCGCGCTGGCCCTCGCCGCCGCGAGCTGCAAGAGCGACACGCAGCTCACCGCTGCCGCTGGCTGTGTCACGGCCAACAAGGTCGAAGGCACCAGCGCTGCCACGCTGCAATGCCGCTTCACCACGCAGGGCAGCACCGGAGCCCCGTCGGACATCACCGCAGGCGTCGCCGAGATCTTCCTGCGGATGATCGACGTGGCCGCGCTGATCTAATGTTTTGCCGTCGATCCTGACGGCAAACCCAACGCCTCACAGCACAACCTGCTGCGGCTCGGATCACACCGGGCCGCAGCAGGGGTGAAGGCGGTTCCTTGTTCGTTGTTCTTTGTTCCTACCTTCTGCCTTTCCTGACTCATGTTTGACTCCGAAGAACTCATTGCCGAGCTGCACGCGCAGGGTGGACCCTCGCTGGTGGCTGCTGTGGAGCGGGAGTTTCGCACGGGCTGGGAATTGCAGAAGCACTGGGCCATGCAGAAGGAGCAAAGCCGCGCTGAAGTGGGCCATGCCCGCAGCGCCGCCGTCGATGGCCTGGGTTACATCTCCAGCAGCATCGACTCCAATTCCTACTTCTACTGGCTCAACAAAGGCCGGAATGAACTCGGCTGTCAAAACGTGTGGGCAGAGGACGAATTCCGCCGCGACTACGCCAAGAAGAACACGCAGACCGTGGTCAAGTATCAAAGCGCGCAACCGCGCAGCGGCTGGACGCCTGACATGGATACCTCGCGCGGCACCGCGCCGCAGCTCGTGCTCGGCAGCAAATACGGAATGGGGGTGGCTGCATGAATGGCGTCGCTTTCAAAACGCTGC